TAACTATCCGTTTTTCTTCAAGCCGATCCAGGATGGTATGGATCGTCCTAAGACCGAACTGGCATATAGAGTCCCAGCTTCAAAGCTTACTAGACGTAAATTAGATGACAACGTCAAATTAAAGGAACTACAAGGATTAGACACAACCATAGATTGGAAGAATACAGGAGATAACTCTTATGATGGTGAAAAACTAAAGATATTAGCTCATGATGAAAGTGGTAAATGGGAAAGACCTGATAATATATTAAACAACTGGAGAGTTACAAAAACTACATTAAGACTAGGACGTAGAATCGTAGGTAAATGTATGATGGGCTCAACATCAAACGCATTAGATAAAGGTGGAGCAAATTTCAAGAAACTATACGGAAATTCAGACGTTACAAAAAGAAATAGAAACGGACAAACAAGTTCTGGCCTCTACTCTCTTTTCATCCCTATGGAATGGAACTACGAAGGATTCATGGATACTTTTGGATTACCTGTATTCACTACGCCAAAAAATCCAAAAATCGGAATCGATGGTCTCCAAATTAAAATCGGAGTTATAGAACATTGGGATAATGAAGTAGATGGATTAAAAGAAGATGCAGATAGTTTAAATGAATATTATAGACAATTTCCTAGAACAGAAAAGCATGCATTTAGGGATGAGATTAAATCTTCTTTATTTAATCTAACCAAAATATACGAACAAATAGACTACAATGAAGAAATTAACAACCTTGCTAATATTACTCAAGGTTCTTTTCATTGGGAGCATGGAGTAAAAGATACTAAAGTCTTATTTGTACCTAATAATAATGGAAGATTTAATATTTCTTGGATTCCTCCTAAAAATCTTCAAAATAATGTAATACTAAAACATGGATTTAAATCACCTGGAAATGATCATATCGGAGCATTTGGTTGTGACTCTTATGATATTAGTGGCACTGTCGATGGTCGTGGGTCTAAAGGATCACTTCACGGATTAACAAAATTTTCTCTAGAAGATGCGCCTGCTAATCATTTCTTTTTAGAATATATAGCTAGACCAGAAACTGCAGAAGTTTTTTTTGAAGATGTTTTAATGGCTATGATTTTTTACGGAATGCCTATATTAGCAGAAAACAATAAACCAAGACTATTGTATTATATAAAAAGAAGAGGGTATAGATTGTTTTCTATAAATAGACCTGATAAAGTTTGGAATAAACTATCAGTGTCTGAAAAAGAAATAGGTGGAATACCAAATTCAAGTGAAGATATTAAACAAGCTCATGCAGCGGCAATTGAAGCTTATATAGAAGATCACGTGGGTTTTAAAAATGACGAGTATGGAGACATGTATCATCAAAGAACTTTAGAAGATTGGACACAGTTTGATATTAATAATAGAACAAAGCACGATGCTTCTATTAGCTCGGGTTTAGCAATTATGGCTTGCAACAGAACTAAATATAAACCAACCGCACAGAGACAATCTAAAAAAATAGATTTAGGATTTAAAACATATGATAACAACGGTTTAGTTTCAAAAATAATATAATAGATGATTTACACTAATACACAAAGTTCATTCCCTAATCAGGTAGTTCCTCAAGAAGAGAAAATGTCATTAGAATATGGCTTGATGGTAGGGAGAGCAATTGAAGGAGAATGGTGGGCTTCCGGCGTAGGTGGAGCAAGATACACAAATAATTACAATATTTTCCACCGTAGAAGACTATACGGTAGAGGTGAACAATCTATTCAAAAATACAAAGATGAATTATCTATTAACGGTGATTTAAGTTATCTAAATTTAGATTGGACTCCAGTGGCTATTATACCTAAATTTGTAGATATTGTAGTGAATGGTATGTCAGAAAAAGTTTATGACATTAAAGCTTACGCTCAAGACCCTGCTTCCCAAAAAGCTAGAACTGATTACGCCACTAAGCTTCATAAAAATATAATGAATAGACAACTTCTTCAAGCCATACAGCAACAACTAGGAGTTGATCTAAGTGAAGTTAAAGAAATACCAGAACCACCAGAGAGTGAAGAAGAATTAGAAATACACTTACAGTTAGATTACAAACAATCCATAGAAATAGCAGAAGAAGAAGTTATTAATACTGTTTTAGATAGAAATAAGTTTGAGCTAACTAAGAGGAGGTTTTACAAAGATTTAGTTGAAATAGGTATTGGCTGTGTAAAAACTAATTGGAATAGATCTAACGGTGTTACCGTAGATTACGTAGACCCTTCTAACTTAGTATATTCTTACACTGATGATCCTAATTTTGAAGATATATATTACGTAGGTGAAGTTAAAAATATTAGTCTACCCGAACTTAAAAAAGAATTTCCTAATCTAACTAAGGAAGAATTAGAGATGATTCAAAAGTTTCCAGGCAATACTAACTATAGAAGAAATTACAGAGGAAATAGAGACGATGATACTGTTCAAGTTCTTTACTTTGAATATAAAACATATGCAGATCAAGTTTGGAAAATTAAAAAGACAGCGAACGGATTAGAAAAACAAATCGAAAAGCCAGACACTTTCGCTCCACCACCTAATGATGGTTTTGAAAGAGTTAGTAGATCTATAGAAGTATTATATCATGGTGCTAAAATACTAGGTCATCCAATAATGCTTGACTGGAAGATGGCGGAGAATATGACTAGACCCAGTTCTAATTTAACTAAGGTTAATATGAACTACACTATTTGTGCGCCAGACTTGTATAAAGGGAGAATTACATCTCTTGTAGAGCGTATGATTACTTTTGCAGATATGATTCAGTTAACATCTTTGAAGCTTCAACAAGTATTATCTAGAATGGTACCCGATGGTGTATATCTAGATGTAGATGGTTTAGCAGAAGTAGATTTAGGTAATGGTACTAGTTATAATCCTAAAGAAGCATTAAATATGTATTTCCAAACTGGGTCTATTGTTGGTAGATCTATGACTCAAGATGGAGATATAAACCCTGGTAAAGTACCAATTCAAGAGTTAAGTAGTAGCAATGGTATGGCTAAAATACAAAGTCTTATACAAACTTACCAATACTACTTACAGATGATTAGAGATGTAACTGGTTTAAATGAAGCTAGAGATGGAAGTAATCCTGACAAAGACGCTTTATTAGGTTTGCAGAAGTTAGCTGTAGCACAGTCAAACGTGGCAACTAGACATATATTAGATGCTGGTTTATATCTTACTCTTAGAGCTTGCGAAAACATTGCCTTAAGAGTTTCGGACTCCTTAGAATTTGGTTTAACTAATGAAGCTTTAGTAAATAGTATTAGTTTATTTAATGTAGCAACTCTACAAGAAATGAAAAACTTGCACTTATATGACTTTGGGATATTTTTAGAATTAGAACCTGATGAAGAAGAAAAACAAGTGTTAGAACAAAACATTCAAATAGCTCTTCAATCAGGAGGAATTAATTTACCAGACGCAATAGATATTAGACAAGTACGTAACCTAAGATTAGCAAACCAAATGTTGAAACTTAAGCAAAGGCAAAAAGCTCAAGCTGATCAACAACAACAAGAACGAATGGTTCAAATGCAAGCGCAAGCAAGTGCTAAAGCAGCTGAAGAAGCCGCGATGTTTGAAGTACAAAAACAAGAAGCTATTGCTCAAACTACGTTACAACTAGAAACAGGTAAGAGTCAATTAGAAATGCAAAGATTAGAGGCAGAGTTTAATCATAAGTTACAATTAGCAGAACAGAAGTTTGGTTTTGACATGCAATTAACTCAAGCTGATGGTGCAAAACAACAAGCAAGAGAAGCAGAAATTGAAGCAAGAAAAGATCAAAGAACTAAGTTAGCAGCAAGTCAACAAAGCTATATGATAGATCAAAGAAAAAATAACTTGCTACCTAAAGACTTTGTAAATGAAGACGAAAATATTGGTAATCTAGATTTAGGATCGCCATTAGCTTAACATATAATTATATAATATCATATCATGGAAGAAACAAAACAAGAAAACATCCCACAAGAGGGTGAATTTAAAATGAAGAAAAAACCAGGAAGACCTAAAAAATTAGTAAACAAAAAAAAGGAAACTCCTAAAATAGAAATTAAAAAACAAGAAGATGCCGTTTCAGAGCCAAGCCCAGAGAAAGTGGATGTACGCGAATTACCCAAGGATGGCGGAGAAGTGGGAGAGACACACGCCGAAAAGCAAGAAACTCCCCAAGCGAAAGAAGAAGAAGTAAAAACTGAAACTCCTTCGATAGTAGAGATCACAGATGAAGAACCAGAAACTGTTACTCCTCCCGCGCCAATAGCAAAAGAGGAAATTCCAACACCTAAGTTACCAGAAAACGTAGAAAAACTAGTTAACTTTATGAAAGAAACTGGTGGAGATATAAATGATTATGTTAGATTAAATGCTGACTATTCAAATATAGATGATGATGCTTTATTAAAAGAATATTATAAAAATACTAAACCACATTTAGATTTAGAGGAAATTGATTTTTTAATGGACGAACAATTTAAAGTGGATGAAGATTACGACGAAGAGCGAGCCGTTCGTAAAAAAAGACTCGCTAAAAAAGAAGAAGTTGCAAAAGCTCAAAAGTTTTTAGAAAATCTTAAAAAACAGTATTACGACGAAATCAAGTTGAGGCCAACCGTAAACAATGAGATATCTAAAGCAAATGAGTTTTTCAACAGATACAATAAAGAACAAGAAATAGCTAAAAAGCAACACGAGGAGTTTATAAATTCAACAAACAAAATGTTCTCTGATGAATTCAAAGGTTTTGATTTCGCTTTAGGAGAAAAAAAGTTTAGATATTCTGTAAACAATCCCAATGAAGTTGCTGAAGCCCAATCTGATATTTCAAATGTGCTTAAGAAGTTCTTAAACGAAAAAGGAGAAGTTGTCGATTATAAAGGTTATCATAAAGCTATGTATGCTGCTAACAATGCAGACACTATCGCAAATCATTTTTATGAACAAGGCAAAGCTGATGCGACTAGAGATGTAATTGCTAAATCTAAAAACATAAGTGCTGAGGGAAGGAAAACAGCTCCTGATGATATTTATTTAAATGGATTTAAAGTGAAAGCAGTTAGTGGTGTAAATAGTTCTAAATTAAAAATAAAACGAAAATAACAAAAACTAATATAAAATGGCTTTAGGAAATTTTATAGTACAAAACGCTGGATTACTTCCAACGCAAGATCAGTCAGTTTTATCGACTAACTATCTTCAATGGACAGATCCAGGTTCTGCAGACTTTGCTGATTTTGCTCAACAATATCTACCAGAATTGTACGAACAAGAAGTAGAAAGATTCGGTAACAGAACGTTATCAGGATTTTTAAGAATGGTTGGCGCTGAAATGCCAATGACATCTGATCAAGTAATTTGGTCTGAACAAAATAGATTACATATCGGTTATGAAAACGTAAGTAAGATTGATACTGCAAATGATGCTACATTTACAGTTAACGTTCCAGCTGGTAATGAAGTAGTAATTAGAGTTAATCAAACTTTTGTAGTTTATGATCCAGCTTCTGGATTAACTTTAAAAGGTTTAGTTACAACCGCTCCAAACCCAGGTAACCCAGGAACATTTACTTTCCAAGGTGCTTGCTACACTGCTCCTAACTTTGCAGCTTTAAATGCAGTAAACCTTAAACTATTTGTTTATGGTTCTGATTTTGCAAAAGGAACATTAGGAATGGATGGTTCAGTTACTCCATCATTTACTCAATTTAACAACAAACCAATCATCATTAAAGATAAATATTTAGTTAATGGTTCTGACACTGCTCAGATTGGTTGGGTTGAAGTTGCTACTGAAGACGGAACATCTGGATTCTTATGGTATATGAAAGCTGAATCAGAAACTAGACTAAGATATGAAGATTATCTTGAAATGGCGATGGTTGAAGGTGAATTAGCTGCGGCTGGTTCAGGTGTTGCTGGTCTACCAGGAACTCAAGCTTCAGGTGTTGGTACACAAGGTATGTTTGCAGCTTTAGAAGATAGAGGTAACGTTTATGCTGGTTTTGCTGGTGCTCCAAATCCTGGTTCAGGTGCTTTAGGAGACTTCGATCAAATCCTACAACAATTAGATTTACAAGGTGCAATTGAGGAAAATATGTTGTTTTTAGATAGAGCTACTGCTCTTGATTTTGATGATATGATTGCTACTCAAGCTGGTAGTTCTTATAATGCTACAACGGCTGCTTCTTACGGTCTTTTTGACAACGAAGCTGAAATGGCACTTAACTTTGGTTTCTCTGGTTTTAGAAGAGGTTCTTATGACTTTTACAAAACTGATTGGAAATATCTTAATGATGCTTCTACAAGAGGAATGGTTGATAACATTAAAGGTGTATTAATACCTGCTGGTACTTCAACTGTTTATGATCAAATGTTAGGATCAAACATCAGACGACCTTTCTTACACGTAAGATATAGAGCTTCTGAAACAGACGATAGAAGAATGAAATCATGGATTACTGGTTCTGTAGGTGGTGCTTATACATCATCTTTAGATGCTATGGAAGTTCATTATCTTTCTGAAAGATGTCTTTGTGTACAAGCTGCTAATAACT